GTCATAGTGCCACCACTTGTAGCTAATACTCCAGATAAATCTGTTACCGTAACTTGCCAAGAACTACCGTTATAAACTTTTGTTACATTAGATGTAGTATTAAAATAAATATCGCCAGCTGTTAAAGCATCACCATCATTATCTACTGTTGGGTCGCTTGACTTAGCCCCTAGGTAAACATCATCAAAGTTATCTGCTGACGCAGCTGCTGCTGTTGCACTGGCTGCTGCTGCTGTAGCACTCGAAGCTGATTCACTAGCTTTAGTTGTTGCTGTAGTAGCTGAGCTTGCTGCACCTGTTGCTGACGAAGCAGCTTCACTAGCTTTTGTCGTTGCTGTGTCTTTGTGACCTGAAGCAGTAGAAGCTGAAGAACTAGCTTCTGATGCCTTAGTTGTTGCTGTTGATGCTGAGCTTGCTGCTGAAGTAGCACTTGAAGCTGCTGCTGTTGCACTTGTCGCTGCTGCGTTTTTAGATACTACAGCTGCTGCTTCTGCTGTTTCTGCATTAGTCTCAGCTGTTTCCGCATTTGTTTCTGCTGTCTCTGCGTTAGTCTCTGCTGTCTCAGCTGCTGTCTTTGCAGTTTCTGCTGCTGTCTTAGCTGTATCTGCTCCAGTTTTAGACGTAGCTGCTGCTGTCGCTGAGCTGGCTGCTGCTGTGGCAGAACTTGCAGCTGCTGTCGCTGATGTTGCTGCTGCTGTAGCTGAAGTTGTTGCTGATGCTGCGTCTACCAATAAAGCCCATTTTGCTGCATCAGTGTTAGAACTAATCGGTTGTGAGCCTGAAGATGTGTGAGCTGTTGTACATATATAGACATTGCTGTTTGATGTATCTTTTACAATATCTCTTAAAACAAATGCAGTTGATGCAGCCCAGTTACCTTTAAAGACACCAAGCTCTTGTGTAATGTTTGGGTCTCCAGAAGAATCAAAAGATAAAACTTTACCAGCTCTGTCTGTTGCTGACTCAGTAAACTCAGATAATGGTATGCCTGTTGTAAACTGTCCAAATCTTAATGTTCTTGAATTTAAGTCATACTCGATTTGCTGAATCATCATAGCCAGCTTATCGAGGTCATCGTTCAAAGTCTCAGCTCTTAAATCACCGTTGGTCTGGTAGTCTGAAGTTCTTGCTACTGGCATATCACGATAAATTGTGATAATGTCTCCAACAGTTGCTCCAGAGCCTAGAGTAACGTTACCACCGTTATCTGTTGCTGCACCACTGACTGTATAGTGGGTTGTTAATGTTAATAGCGTGCTGCCATTGTAAACTTTTAAATCTGTGTTTACAAAGATAGGGAACGAGTAGGCAAATACAGTCTGCCCACTTGTCGCTGTATATTGATTACGAGGTGTTAAGTCACCTACACTTATTGTTGCCATACTATTATCCTATATTCCTCATTGCATAAATTCAGGAGTAAGTTCTCCCATCTTCCACCAATACCCTTGGTCATAGTTTTTCTTCCTAGATTTCATCTTTCTTTTCCAGCTTTTTTGTGCTTTAGGGTCTATCATTTTTTGTAAAGTTTCAAACAAACCATGCTCAAGTAAAGCTCTGGTGTACCAAAGAGATGAAGCTACTGGTGTGTGTCTTGAGACAAATTCACTTATATCTCTGCCTACGTTTGTGTCTTTTCCTTGTGACATTTCTTGTACCTGACCCACTGTTAATTTCAGTAAGTCCTCAATAGTTCCAATCATAGGACTCGCTAATGTTTGCCATAAACCACCACCATATCTGTTTTGGTCTTCAAACAAAAAGTCACCATAAATTCCAGCACCACCACCTTGCATATATGCTGCTCCCCAAAATTCTTTAGTAGACATATCTCTTAACTCACGACCTCTACTTAAATCTTTAAGTTGTAGTGCCATTGCACCAAAGATAATTGAGCCAACAGTTAATTGTGCTAAATATGAAACTCTTGATTTCAAACCTTCTTGTGTAAAACCTCTATAAAGGTGATTAGCAATAACTAACATGGGAAAAGTTTTGTACATAAAAACATTCCTAAATATTTCACCACCAGCTGTACCTTTAGCACGACCACCTGTCACAATTGCTCTCATTCTGTCATCAGGCATTAACACAGCGTAATCTGTTTCAGTGTTAATCATTCTTTGAACTTTAGCGTTTAATTTGTTTGCAACATCAGCACTAATATCAGTTCTATCTGTCATATTAGTTAAAGCAAAATAATTTTCACCTTCAAACTTTGCCATACCTGTGTCACGTATAACATCCCAATCTTCAGGACTAATATCGTAACGCTTTAAACCAGCTTTAAAACTTTTTGGAAGTTGAGCATAAGATTTAGAAGACATATCAGCAATCATTTCAAATGCAACCATTCCGTATGCTGTTCTTAATGAATCTGTCCAAGGTGCTAACCCTGAAGCTCGTAATGTAAAATCAGCAGCTGTAGTTGTCCAATCTTCACCATTAATATCTGCAAAACGATTTGCACCACCAGCTCTTGAAGTAAAAGCATCAGCAACTAAGCCCATTCTAATAGCTTGAACTTTTTGTTTATTTAAAGCCATAACCTTGACAGCTTTTTTCATAACCCTAGATACTGGCAAGCCATTAAATTTAGCAGTTATAGCTACAGAAGGTAAGTCAGCAATAGAAGACAACATAGCACTTCCTAAATCAGTTGCTACTTGAATTGCCCTAGCTTGTTGTAATTTAAGTCCTAACCATGGCTGACCAGCTTGATTTACTTTTCCAGTTGTAACGCTCCAAATAGCTTCTGCAAAACCTGTGTCTAAACCATCTTTAAATTTTACTTTACCTCTGTTACGTATCTTTTCTTCTGCTCTTGCTAAGTCCATAAAGTATCTAAATTCAACTTCAGGATTAGTACCCATCTTTTCAAGTAAAGCAATTTCTAAAGACATGCTTTCTATGTGGTCTGTTATAGTCGTATAAAAGTTATTTTCACCATACTTATCATTAACCTTCATCCACATATCTGGGTCTTTAAATAACAAAACTCGATGTTCTTGATGTCTATTAGCAAATGACCTTTTACCCATAGTTCCAGCTTCTATCTTATTCATGCCATTAGTAGTAATAGTGTCATAAGAAGCTGCTAACAAATCACGTAGCTCAGTATCATTTAGTGGAAGCTCTAAGTCATTTTTCATCTTAGCTCTATCCATTAAAGGAAACATTTCTTCAACCCAATCTTCTTTTGAAATAGCTGCTGTTCTTTCAGCATTCCATTTGTGTGGAAACCAATTGTCTAATCTTTTAATATCTGAACCAGCTGCATTTGACATTTCTCTTACTGAGTCAAACATCTTAGTAACTGATTGTGCATGTTTTTTAGCTACAGCATCACCAGTGCTTTTGCCTTGAATTTCTAAAACTGTATTTCTAGCTAATTCTGTATCTTGTGTAAGACCAGCTTTTTTAGTTCTAAGGTCATTCATTACATCAGCAATTTGAGAATGGAAGCCACCAACTAAACCTCTAGCTTTGTAGTAAACATTGTCAGAAGCCACTCTACCTTTTAAGTCTTTAACTAACATTGTAATAAGGCCCATTGCTTTACTATCTTCGTGAGCATTAACTTGTCTCAAATTGTCAGCTCTTTTTAAAGCATTGCTTGCTGCTCTTGCTTTATCTTTAGCCAGCTGTATTTTCTTTTGCTCTAATGTCTTTTTAATAGCGTGCTTTCTTGCAGCTCTTGAGTTAACACCAACACCTGTATTCATGTGTTCAACAAACATATCAATATTTTTTTCTAACTCTTGAGCCACTTCTTTAGAAATTTTTCCAGCGTCTAATGCTTGTGATATACACTTATCCATTACGCAGCTGCTCCCATAACACAAGAAAATATGTCATCCATTGCTTTGTCTTGATTGTCTATTTCTTCAAAGACTTCTTTAGCTGGCCTAGTAGATACTTCTAGCTCTCCAGTTACATCATCTGTTTTAAATGTAGGCACTTCCATAAACAGACCATCGTCAGCATCTATCATTTCTTGGACATCTTGTATTTGTGATTTAGCTAAGTCATCTTGCTCTGCTTTATCTAAGCGAAGCTCAACATTGCGTGGCTGTGTTTGTTTTAAAATCTCATCATTTCTTGTAACTATAATGGCATCTTCAGGGTCAAACAACACATAGTTAGACGTACCTGTGTTATCAGCTCTACTATCACCATCAAAATACTTGTTGCCTTTAATTCCTTTTTCTAACAAATATTCACTAGCAGCTTTTTCAGGATTTCTAACATTTTTTAATTTCATAGCAAATACAATTTCTTCATAAGCGCGTTTGCCATTTTGAAAGCTTGTACCTAATTCTTTTCTTATGTCTACTAAAATGTCTTTAACATAAGGATTTTGCATGTCAATTGTTTTATCTAAATCTATCATTTTGTCGATAGATGATTGAGGAACATCTATTTCATATAATTGACCTTTGCCTTTAAATATAATTTTGTTTTCTTTTGCAAATTTAGTTAAAAAAGTATGTTGTTTTTTTGCACGCTCTCTCAAGCCTTTAATTGGATTTTCTTTACTATCTTCTTTTAAAAGACGTTTAACTTTTTTTACATCTCCATCATTTCTATGTAATTTTATTAAAGTGTCTTCTGCAAATTCATCTACATCAAAATAACGTGCTGCTGACTCACCATTAATTTCTAGTGCTTGAAACATTCTGCCACCACCAATTCTTTCTTTGTAACCTTGAGCTACACTTTTACTTTCAGCAACATAATGTCCATAACCAAAAGCTTGATTGCCTTCACCTGAACCCATATATCTTTGGTCAAATTTATCGAATTTAGCTTTTGAACCATGATATGTTCTAACCACTTCTGGAACAGCTACATCATGAGCTGCGTAGATACGTTCAATCTCAGCATTGTCTAATACACGACCTTCTTCTAATGCTTGTCTAGCAGCTTGATATGCTTGAATGTGAGCGTTATGTGCTTCAGGCTCTACTCCATCTACTACTTTGGCATAATTCTCTACTACAGCAGCGTCTTCTGCTTTGCCTTGTTTCTTTAATAATCTTGATGCTTTGAATAATTGTGCTGAATCTAAGACAACACTTCCAGTTCCACGTATAACTCCAGCTCCAGCTGATGCTCCAATAATTCTAAATGCTGCGTCTTGTAATGTAAATGGGCTGTTAATTTCTTTTTTATATTCTGCAACTTGAGGAGTGATTGCAACTTCAGCAGCACCAGCTACAGCAGTTTCAATTTTAAAACTTCTCCATGCATTACCTACAACTCCACGACCAACACTTGCTCCTCCAGTAATAGGAAGCGTAGCTAAAACTACTGGGTCAAGAAAATAAGCACCCATACTGACAATATTAGAAACTAAATCAACATTACTTGATGACCTTGCTACTAATCGAGATACTTCTTCTCTATTTAGCCTTGCTCTTTCTGCAATTGATGCAGTCAACTCATCGGGTGTTAATATATTAAAACTAGGGTATTCTTTTTGTAATGCTTTAATTTCATCAACAGACGCTTCGTACAAATCTTGATTTCTTTTAGTTATTGTTGGGCTTAAATCAAGCTCATTATCATATGTTAGGTTATTTGACAATTCACTTAAAATACTAGTCTTCCATTTTTCATCACCAGTCACATCATATAATTTTTGAAACTGTTCTCTTCTGCCAGCAGTTTGGCTTAAAAATTTAGAAATACCTAAATCTTCATTCATTATGTAACTAAGTTTGGCTGACAACATTTCACCCATATTAGCTATGTTGTCTGTTTCAGCAGAAGCAGCAGACGCTAATATTTTGTCTGTATTATTTTTAAGCCCTACTTGGTCAAAATTAATCATTAGGCTGTACCACTCTCAAATAACTTTCTTTCTTTAGCTCTTCTTTTAACAAGACCTTTTAATATTTTGTTACCTTGCTTAACAAAGCCTTGCTTAGAATCAAATGCTTCAAATAAGAAACCTTCAATGTTTCCTTTATTTAATTCTTTTAGAGCTTTAGACCTTTTAAAGTTTCCAGCTCCAATGTTGAATACAAGCGATGTAAGTGCTGTTTGTTGTTGAGGCGTTAAATCAACTTTAACTAATTTACTAATTGCTAGTTCTGCTACTTTTATATCTTCTTTAAGATAAGCTTCAGCTTGGGCTTCTGTAATTGTTTCACCTTCTTTAGCTCTTCTTGTTGAGCCATATCCTATTGAAACTGTACCTTTCTTTTTCTCTGCTGGTGTAGCGTAATAAGCTGTTAACTCTAGGCCCTCAAATGCTTTAATAAAAGATGTTGTGTCTGTTGCTCCACCTTGAAACTGCTCTTCAAGTTCACCAGCTTGGTCTCTTAAATTTAAAAAACCTTCATCACCAATAATGTCAGCTTCCATGTCATCTATTGGGTCATCTTCTATTTCATCTATACTGTTTAATATTTGCTCTCCAATTGTATCTGCTGGTTCTATGTCACCACCTAAAGTAGCCTTAACTTCTTTATCTCTTGTTGGTTCTGGAACATAAGTTAAGACAAATTTTGTAGGCTCTCCATTTGCATCAGTTGAAGAAAACCAATTTCCTGTCATGTTTCTAAGCGTGTATTGACCATGACCAACCGAATGTAACTTAGCCCTACCATCATTAATAATCATAGCAACTTCAGCTGATTCCATGCCAGCAACACCACCCATAGTGTCAATGTCTTTTGCTGTAATAGACTCCATCCAATTTTCAACATCTTTTGCATCCATACCAGCTCTAGGTACTTCTATTGAATAATCTTCGTCAGTGAATGCTCCTATCAGTCCTGATGACTCATTCCACTCTAACTCAACAATTCCACCTGTAACTTTATCTATTGCTTGTTGTAAAAGTTTAGGGTCATGACCTTCAGCACTAGAATAGTTTCCACTCTCAGCCATATACTGAGCATAAACAGCTTTAATACCGCCTCTTAAAACTTCAACATGATTTGGTGTTTCTAAATAAGCATTATCAAATACAGTATCAATAGCTGCATTTATTGTTGGCATATCTTTATCTGTAACTTTAACTATGTCAGGATAAATGTCATTTTTAATTAAGTCTTGACCTTTTAATATTAATTGAGTTGTTGCTTCATCACCTTGTAACATCATGCCACTAGCAACAGCAAAAGCCCCACCACCCTCTTTAAACATTAGCTTGTAGACTTCATCTGTTTGAGAACCAAATCCAGTTCCAAGTTGTTGAAAAACAAGCATGTTGTCATCTATATTGCCTTCATTAATAATATAGCGTAAGCCATCTGCTTCAGCTTGAGACATTGGAGGAACTTTAACGCCATAGAATTGAGAAGCTGCTTCTGCTTCTGCTATTCTGGCTTGTAAAGTTTTAGGGTCTGATAAATCAAAACGACTACCACTTACAACACCAGTTTCTAATGCTAAAGCGTATGGGTCTTTATCTAACATCTCTTTAGTATGCTTGCGTATTTCAGCATAATTATTAAGCAATGCTTCTTTAACAGTACCTTCTGGAAGTTTTTGAGCATTTTGCTCTGCTTTATCCATTTGAATAAAGTTGTAACCTTTAAACGCATCTGAGTCTACTGAAATAGCTTGTGCATTTACAAGTGGTGCTTCTAATGATGTACCTTTGACTGTTCCTAGTAATGCTGTAATATCAAGGTCAGAGTTGCCAGCTTCAAATTCTTTTATTGCTGACTCTACTGCAATTTTAGCTGTTGCTTGGCTATTAGTTACTTTACGGTCTAACTCATTTATAAGTTTTTGATTTTGAGCTAATGGTGCGTCTATACTTGTTGGGTCATCTTTATATTCTTGTAATGCTGAGTTTGCTGCTGCAATACCATCAGTTTCTAACAACCTGTCAAATGCACCTTCTGTTATTCTAAGTTGTAACTTATCTTCTAATAAAGATTGTTGTTCTGCAAAAGAAGCAGCACTGATTAATCCAGCATCGACTGCATTTTGATTTCTTATTTTGTAATTTGCCATGACTTCATCGATAGGCTCACCGAGATATGCCATGTCTTCCATTTCTGTAATATTGTTACTGTTAGCTGTAGCAATTTCAGCTACTTGACCTTCCTTAACTTTAACTTGAACATTGCCATTAATTTTAATTTGTGCTTTCTTAGAAATTCGCTCTAATGTATTTCTTATTAAAGCTGTCTCATAATCAGACTTACCTTCAGTTAAAACTTTATCTAAAGCTAAAGCCTCAGTAGCAAAACCATCAGGGTCTAACGGATAATTTTGTAAAGCAGTAGAAAGCGTATCTTCAATTTGATTAGTTATGCCAGCTTCATAAGAAGCAAGTATGCCTCTATTGTATGCGTCATTAAACGGAATACCAGCATCCATAAATTCTAAAGGGCCTTCACTGCCAGCAATTGTTCCAGCTTGCATGCCATCTAATGAGTCTTGAGCATTTCTAACACCTTTAGCCCTAGCTGCATTTGCATTATTAATAGACCCCATTTGAGCTGCGAACCTATCCATAGTATTGGCTAGGGTCTCCCAAACACGAGCTTCACTCATATCGGCTGGCTGTACTTGCCTAGTCTGAGTAAATTTGTATTGTTCAAATGCCATACTATTTAAAACTGTTGTTATAAGTGTTAATGCCAGAAGCAACCCCACTAAGTAGACTCCCTCTCGCTTTTATTCGTCCAGACTTTATTGCTGCGTCTGCTGAATTGTTAAATGAACGTACTTGCTGTCTTGTATTAATTAAAGCAGCTCCTTGGTCTAATTCAAAGTTATCTTGAGAAGCTTCTGTAATAGTTGTTGGTGAACCTGTGGCTGAGTCAATACCAGCAGCAGCCCAATATGCTCTTTGTGATGCTAACGCTTGACGTAAGTTTTTTAATCTAATTAACTCTTCATCTTTAGCTTTGCTTTCTGCTTGTTCAGCTTGGTCTCTATATGCTTGAGCTTGTGCTTGTCCAGATTGCTCATGCGCTTTTGCTGCTTGTTGTGAGGCTGCTACTTGAGCCATTACTCCGATTAATTGCATTATCCTGTCACCTGTAGTTCAATTGTTAATCCCAATAAAGTCATAGGCAGTGGGTCAGTCTGTGTCACTGTGACTTGTGCTGTCTTTGAATATCCTAGTATTGGGAGGGTTTTAATTCCTGTAAATGCTTCTGGTGCTTGTCCTAATACATTAGCTCCAAAACTTTTATTAGTAACAGACTTACCATTAACTTTAAGTCCACTAGACTGATGTAATTGTGCTGATACTCTACTAATTCTTCTTTTCTTTGTAGAAACTGGGCCACTCTGTAAAGTTACAGCTGAAGGCATTGTTTTAATAGTTACGTCAAAGTTAATACCTACTTCAATATTAGTTGCTGTTCTACTTAAAGTAATACTTCCACTAGATGGTGTAGCATCAGCCATAACTGCTGAATCAGCACGAACACGACAAGATTGACCATTAAGATGAGATAGACCTGATACTGTTGCTGAAGCTGATTGTGTTACTTGCTTTGACGCATCTGTGTAATAACTATTGTCTAATGCTTCAACGTGATAAACAGTTGAGCTATTAATTGTTCTTTTAACGTACAAATACACTACATCTTCTACGACTGCTACATCCATAATGTCACCAGCAGTTGTATATTTTGTCCAAGCCATAACTTTCTCAGCTCGATTAGTAATAAACACACCCATAGTGCCATCACCATTAACTACAAACAAATAGTTACCTTCGTTTTCTACATCTCCAGTTTGACTAGCCATAGCAACTGGCAAGTTAATGATGTGAGGGGCAAGCAAGTTCACCTCAGAGGAGACATAAGACGCTTCAGTGTATGTGAAAACGAATTCACGCACTTGCTTACCGTTCCTTTGTATAAACATGGTCGCACCATCAGTATTAATTGGGCGAACCTTTTGTAAAACTCCAAACTTAGTTTGTCTTGATATACGAACACTAGAAGGTTTAATAGGTGTTTCTGGAATGTAGAATTCACCACCTGATGTAAACACTTGTAAGTGTCTACCTGAGACTAAATGATAAATAGCATTTACTTGGTCGGTGTCTAATGTAATGTCAATTGACTCATCATCACCACCCACACCTCTATCATAATTAAAAAACTCGCCAATAACACTACCCCACAATGTTTGTGGTCTTGATGTAGAATTACCCATCCATAATCTTGACTCATGGAATGAAACTGCATTTGGGTAGCCATGCGTAGATGACCAAACAGGTTCTTCTAAAGAACAATCAATACCATCTAATGTATTGTTGTTTATAAATTCTTGTAACAATTTACCAGTTAATGTTGTTGACCCTACTGATTCAATTCTTATAACACCACCATTACCTTCAAACATACCACCTACATGGTCAGAGGTTATCTTTCCTGATGCGTTACAAGTTACAGTTACGTCTGAGCCTACTGAATTCCAATTAGAACCTATTGAAAAGGTATTGGAATCATAATTTTGGTCAAAATCAAATGTAGGAAAGTATGAAAAAGATATTGTAGAAAGTGTCCACGTTGAATGTGAACCACCTCTCATTATTTTTCTTGGTGCATGAGCGTTATGACAGATAATTAAAGTATCAGCTGACTGCGTAAAACTCATTTCTTTAATTTGCGTAGCGTTATATGGAACGGTTATGTAATCATTGCCAGTACCATTTAAGCCTGTTTGTTTAACACCATCTTTGTATACATACATTTTTGCATTAGCGAAAACTAGCAAGTATGTTTGTGTGACGTTAAATTCGAATGTAACAAAGCGAACAGCAGTATCAGTCAGGGTATCAATGTATTTCATACCCCCTCTTCGTTTAACACCGCCTTGACCTAGACAAACTACGTTCTCTAATGTCTCAGCACCTTTATAGTAACCATCATAATCATGACGAGCTGCTAATCTAGGGTCTAATTCTCCTGATGTAAACTGTGTTTGTGAGATGTTAACTCTTGCCATTTAGCTTCTAGCGTTTATTAATGGTGAGTTGCCAGCTGGTGCAGAAGATGGTGACATTTGCGAATCAATGGTCTTACACTTAGCAAGTTGTTTTTCTGCCAAAGACGCATAATACTCACCTTTCGTAGCACTCTCTGTGATTGGAATAGCAAACACAGACGCTAATCTGTATTCAAGCAACTCAGCAAAGTATGCTGGTAGTAATGACTCATCAGGCTTGTACGTGTAATCAAGCACAATTGATGTATTGTCTGAATATAACTTACTACCATAAATTTGGTATTTCTCGTTTGCATCATCAATATGTTGAGCGACTAAGAAGTCTGCTGGTAATTGATATGCGTATAACCATTCGTTAACAGGCGCAGCTGTTAGTTTGGACAATGTAGCCTTACTTGAAGCAAATCTCCAAGGGTGTAAAGTTAATAAACTTTCATAAGTAGGCTCATATAGATTTGCAGCTACTAGAGCTGCTGTAGAATCATCAGTAAATGATGATATTGTTTCTTCACCAATCAGTAGCAACGCATTGGAAGCTAGGTCGATGGATGTGTAGTTTTTAACTGCTGACATAGGGAAAGAAAAGCCCCCGAAGGGGCTTAACCTATTTAGTCAGTATCAGTTGCTGTTACAACTAAAGCGTCATTAACGTCAACGACAGTGCCACTATTAGCAGATACTAGGTAAAACCCAGCTGCCAACGTACCACCTGTTGAAGTGTTCGCCATAATTATATCGCCAACTTGAACTTGTCCAGCTACCCCATTGAAGTAACCAGAAGAGTCCACTGCTGCTGTCGCATCAGTTGTTGAATATCCCCACATTGTAGGAATAGCACTGTTTGCTGAAGTAGTCATGCGTGACCATTTACTTTTATCAAAAGCCATTTATATACTCCTTATTCAGTGATTTCGACTTTAACAATACCAGCAGTGTCAATAGTGACAGCACCAGCTTTGTATTTGCCTAAAGAAAGCCATGATGTTTTCTCAGGAATGTAGTTAACTTCCGTTGAAATATCAAGACCGATTGCACAGCCAATAGCTGATTTGTGGAAAGCGAAGCAGTCACGAGTAGTGCTTGCTTTAGCTAGGCCACCTTCAGCACGTGTTTCCATCATAATAATGTTGAAACCCATGAAGCTGTTAATCTCACCAGACACTAACGCTCTAACAGTGTTGTAATCTGCTGATGTAATTGTAGAATCACCTAGTAAGTCTTCGATACCTTCAGCTGAAGTTAAAAGAATACGGTCACTTGATGGTACTCCGTTATCATTCAATGTTCTTGAAGCTGTTGTTAGTTTTGCTAGTGTTAGTCCAGCAGAACCATGAGAGATAGTTGAACCAGCTGAAAGAGCATCAATGATTAATTGGTCAGCTCTACGACCCATTGCTCCAGCAATAGTCTCTGCAAGTTCTCTACGCTCATCAAAGTTTACTTCTTGAGCATCAAACACGTCAGTATATTCACCAGCTACCCAGTTTTGTAGGGTTGCTGCTACTTTAGCGTGTGAGATGTCCATTGGTGTTACGTCTGTTTGACTAGCTTTTTGATTAGCCAAACCTTTACCCATAGTACGGAAGTTGTATGTATCACCAACTACGCCAGTTCTTAAACGAACTGCACTACGGAGTTTTCCAGCTGTCTGGAAAGCGTGCTTTACTTCAGAATCAAAAATCGCTGAAGCTGCACTAGAAAGATTGATAGACATTCTGTCTTCTCCTAAATTAAATTAAATTGTTCTTTTTCAATTCAGGTTTCCGTATTCTGGGCTGAATCTAGCATGTTTACAAGTTGCTATCTTTTAGAATACGGGTCTTTAAGACAAGAGTGTCCGTTGGGGATATTTTAACATATATACAAATTAAAATTGTATTATTTATTTGTATCTTTTATTTTAACTCCAGCAACTGAAATATGTGCTAACCCCCATGACTTCATTAACTCTAAAGTCACAAGGGTCGCATGATGGTGCATAAAACTGTTTGTGTTATTACATTCTTTAAGAACGTGATGAACAGCGTCTATTACCTCATCTATTTCATACTTCACTGTCTTATCTGGTTTTGTGGTTGTGTTCCATAGAAGTCTGCAAACTTTTTCTCAACATCTTTTCTAAACGCTGGAGATGTTTCATATCTAGGGTCAGCAACCATTTCATGCAAAGCTTCTTTTGTAGTGCTATCTACAGGTCTTACATTGTCAGGAGCTGATACATCTGTCTCTCTGGACATACCACGCATCTTTTCAAGAATACCAAAGCCTTCAGCGGTAGTAGCTAATCCTTGCATTACTTCAAACTCAGATTCATCAAAGTTAGCTTTGGCCCATGAAGTAAAATCATTAATACGTTGTGGTGCATCTTTACCCATACGCTTTATTTCATCTTCAATAGCTGGCTGTGATTCCATTAAACCATTAACATAAATTCCCATAAGCTCAGTGTGTTTATCTTGAGACAGTCCAGCTTCAGCAGCCCACTCATTAAAACTAACAAGCATTGGGTCTTCAGCATCTATCTCAGCGTCAATGCCTTCAGGCAGCTCTACTTTATATCCATCTTCAGGTGCGCCAGTAAATGCACCTAGCTTAGATTCTAGTCCAGCATAAGCTTTTGCTTGGTCAGCAACAGTTTTGTATTTACTAGATTTAAACCATTCAGGAACATCTCCCTCTCCTTTAACATCTTCTGACATCATCCAACCTTCACTAACAGCTTCAGTTGTTTCAGTTGTTTCTGTCGTAGCTTCTGTTGTAGCTTCAGCTTCAGGTGCTACTTCCTGTTCACTTAGTATTGTCTCTTCACTCATCATTGTCTCCTTGTGGTAAGTAATCGCCATTAGTTCTACGTTTAATGGCATTTTGTATAGTGCGAATTACACTGTTTTGCCCCTCTCTGTAATATCCTTGTTCAGCTGGCTGAGTAGGAACACAAACAGGAGCTTTGATATAACGCTCCTCCCAATGGCTTAAAACTTTCTTACCATCAGGAGTTTTAAATAACCGAGCTATCATTGCGTCAAAGTCTTTATCCACCCATTTGCTCCATAGCTTGTTGAGCTAACTCTGGGTTTTGTGCTGCTGCTTCTGCTGCTTGAGCCATTGCTGCCTCTTCTTGCATCTGCTGCTTCATTGCTTCACGTTCTTGTTTATCTCTAACAAGGTCAGGGTCAACACCAAGCAATTTAGCGATATGCTCTGGGAATGCTTCAAGGTCAAGACCAACTCTAACTGCATCTTCACCGACCATCATTGCAAACTGAACAAACTGAGCGAGCTTATTAACCTCATCCATATCTTGTTGCTGAGCAAGTGGAGATATAACTTTAATCTCAACTTCTTGATTGCCTACTTTGATAGGAGCAACTTTTCCGTTACGTTGAAGAATATCAATAGCTCTCTTTATAAGCTTGTTAATAAACTCCATCTGCAATCGACCAAACGATGAACCAATGTCTGACATAAGCTCTTGCTGTCTAATAGACACTTCAGTAGCTGACTTAGTTGGGCCTTCCATTGGGCCAAGCTGGTCATGAAACAATGCCTTCTTAATGTTCTCTCTAAGGTCTTGGAGTATTAACTCACTGACATTAAAGTTACCACCAGACTGTAACGGTGATAAAGAACCTTCAGCTGCCACTGGTATGACTGCTCCAGACTTAATGTTTACTGTCCAAGGATTAAGAACACCATCATCCACAGCTGTATAAACACCAACAATCTCTTTCTCAGCATTCTTGAGTACAAACTTAACAACTTGATTAGCTGTCTTAATATCAGGCAGTGCTGTCATGATAGGGCCACGACCATATCTTTCACCAGCTACCTTAGACCAACGGAACACAATCCAAGGTGAAACTTCAAAGTAATCTTCAAAGACAACATGCTTCGTGTTCTCTTCAATAATGACATACTCATAAACTTTCTTGTCTGGATTGTAAACAGTAGCTTCAATGATTGGCACTAACTCATCTGGCTTGTTCTCCATCATCTCCATAACTGCTGTTGAGCATTTACCTTTCTTCCATACTTGTTTAATGTTACGAGCTGGATGTTCGTGTCTTCTAAAGACAGTTTCAATTGTTCCATGAGGCCCATCTTCCACTAACAACTCTTTGAGAGGAACAGCTGTAAACTTGAGTAAGTCATCACCTTCACCTTCATCAAGAAGTAAAGCTCCAGTTCCTACAGCTAAATCAAGAAATGCTTCATGCGCTTCTGTTGCTAGATTAGATTGACTGATGTAACTAAACAAAGTATCAGTGACTTGTTCAAGCTGCTTATCTATCTTGCCAGCAACTTCTGATGGAATGTTTACACCAGCAGACAGCTTAGCCCACTTCTTAAATGGTGGAACAAGAGTTGACTGTAACCTTGAAGCAAAACGCTGTGTTCCTATCAAAGCTGTTGAGTCATATATCTTTGTATTCTTTTTAGCACCTTCAGTGTATTGGTCAAACACTTCTCTTTGAGGTAGTGCGTATTCATAACACTCTTTCCAATGTGTTTCCCATGATGAACGATGTTGTTTTGCAACCTCATATCGTTTCATTAAGGCAACTACACCTTCTGGGCTTTTCTTATAAGTTGGCATAATTTATCCTAATGTGTCTGAAAGTCCTTTTTCGTCATCGTTAATTAAAAGTGAACGACCTCTTCTTCTACGCTTACCAGCTGTTTGCTGTTTACGTTGAGCGTATTGTTCTTGTCTAAGGTTTCTATCTCTGTTAGCATCTGCATCTACTTCAGCTTTTGATTTCTCAGGTGGTTTTGGTGCTGGTGCTGATGGTTTGCTTCTAAAGCTAAATGTTAATTTTTCCTCTAACCATTCTAGGTTGTATCGAGGTAATATATATTTCATGTATTTCTCCTTTGTATATAGTTGTGTAATTGCCAAGGTGTTACTACCCAAGCTGCTTTTATTCCCAAGACTTGTTTACATACTGTTACGCATGTAAGCATTCCCCTGAAGATAAACTTTGTATTGTCTTTCTGTTTGTGTCTAATAATTGTGTAACCAGCTTGCTTAAAGATGTGAGGTACGTCATCTTCACTACCATAAGGCAACACTTCTACGTTTAAACTTTGTCCTAATGGGTCTATTAATATCCAGTTATAACCATCCCAATTAAAAGCAAAGCAATGTCTAAAGCCTTTACGAGTAAACACATCCCAAAAATGTGGAATGTCTGAATCACCAAAGCCTAAATAATAATCTGTCATGCTGTTAACCAACTGATGTTTGCTTGTGGCTGTCCTACTCTTTGTTGTTTGCTTCTGTCTCTAAAGGCAATGGCAAAGTATCTGAAGGCATCTGCGTAGTGACTTGACCAATCGTGGAGTGGGTGTGGTTTGTATATACCCTTCTTCTCATCGAACTCCTTCCTATACCTTCTGAGTGCTTGTAAGCCATCCTTTGTATTCGTCTTCTCAAAGTAACATTTGGGTAGTATGGCCCTCGCTGCATGTATTCCATCCTCAATCGTTAACTTTCGCACAACTCTAAAGTGTATGCCTAACTTACGAGCTGTCTCTAGTCTGGACTTGCCAGTGCCTAACTCCCTTACTTGTATATCATGTGGAGCGTAATGCTCACCAAACACTGATTGATGTCTAGCTCGCCAATCATGTAACCAATTTATATAAAACTGGAGGCCTTCACCTTGGTTCTCATAGCAATCAACCACACGTATCTCCATACCAATCTGTTGTACTAGCCAGATACAAGTAGAATCGCTGACTCCTAAATCCCAGTACGTATCAACAGGAATGTTAGGCTCAACTTTAAAGTCTATTATTTGGTCATTAGGTATAAACTTAGCATAGTAAGCACCATCACGATTAGAAAGTACCTCACCTTCCCACACATGATTGTATAAATCTTCGTTCTTACTTTTAAGATAAACTCTTTCCTTCTCAAGCTCATCTGGAAACCATGGGTTTTGATTGTAGTTGACCTTCTTGACGTATGCTTTTGGAGGAGGATTGACTACAAAGCGTTGGTATGTGTCATCCATTTCATCATTAGGGTTAAAGCTCACCCATATCTCAGAGCCTTTCTTTCTGACAGTAGGTATCAATGTCTCCCATGATGTGTAAGACACAGACTCTGCTTCCTCAACCCAGCAAATGTCTAATCCTTCATAAGACTTGACCTTAGTAATATTGTTGCTTAAACCTAAGAATAGAAAGCGTGAGCCATTCTTTCCTATGATTTGTGACTTCTGTACGTCAAAGAAGTCTGTTAGCTTTAATCGTTGTATTGTGTCACTTAACAATTGTAAGACTGAATCAGATATAGAACGCTGTATCTCTCTAGCACACAGTATTCTGGTTGGTTCTTTGAATGCTCTAAGCACTAACAGCTGTGCTATCGAAAAAGACTTGCCACTACCCCTACCTCCAAAAACCACCTTATAACGATTTGGCTCAAGGAATGGTGTGAACTCTTTAGTGAGCTTTAAATCAATCTTCAACTTCTTCCTCTAATGCTTCAACAACTGTAATCACCACGTTGTTATCTTGCTGGCCCTGTAGGTTCACATCTTTAATATCAGCGTAACCTCTATCCCTTAAAACCATAGGAGCAAATTTGTTTAACACTACTGGGTTTCTATCTTCAAACACTTGTTTATTAATCTCATCTTCCCATCTATCTTTCAGTGCTTCTTTAGCTTGTTCAACTGCTTCTCTAAATGTGTCAGCTTCTTTTGACCACGCATAGAATGTTTGCCTAGATATATCAACAGCTTTACAGGCTTTGCTCACATTACAATAGCTATTTACGTAAGCATTAATAAACTTAATCTGATTGTCTTTTAATCCATCCCCAATGAGGATAGGCATTTGGTTATCCATTAGTGTTTCGTATGTAACTCATGTTCTTTAGGTTTATCTATGATTAAATCCATTTCTTCTTTCATATCGACAATGCCTAAGTGAGCGTCATTAACAGAAATATTGAACTCATCAGCAATAACAATTAGAGCTGTGAAATAGAAGTCAGTTGCTTCATCATCATCAAAGTTCTCAATTGTTTCATCTATGCTACTCACCAGTTTTTGGCTCTTTAGAATTTTCAGCTTGCCAGTCTTGGAAGTTACCCAGCTCACGAATAATTAATTCAAAGTTGTTCTTACCCATTTCATCTTTGCAAATGTAACGACCACCTTCTGCTAACTTTTTGACTCTTTGAATCTTAGTCATCAGCTTTTCCATTTCAGCTATCAATATGTATCTCCTATAATTTTTCTTCAGGCTGTGGTAATTTGATACCCCATTCTGCACTGAATTGATTTACTTTTTCTAAATACACAGACATTTCTGCAACCTTTAAATTTTTTGTGCTTTTCATTTTTAACTCGCCACCATCGTAATACTCTTTGCCAAGAAAATCACATTTAAATCTTGTATGTAATCCTTTGTGCCATTTATTATTTTCAAAATAATCGTGTATTGGTTGGTCTGTTTCTTGATAAATAATATCCATCCATTTCCAATACAATTTATTCTGACGTTGAGAGCGAGTTAATTTGTCTTCTTCAAGAGTCAGCACTGCTTTTTTACCTTTACACGTATTCCAAAAAGAAGGCCATAAGGCTTTAAACATTCTTACAGCAGTTTCTGGGTTTTCATAGTCAAGGTAAAGTTTCATTAGCCAAGGCCTAATAAATTAGCAACAACACCAACAACGACAAACGCTGCAAAAATTGCTATCTTCGGATTAGCTTTTGCCCATTCTTTTGCTTTGTTAAATAATTCCATACTTCACTCCTTTGTTATAAAGGTATAGGACACTCTAAGATGTAATCACTAAATTAGTATCTAAAAAAAAATGCCCTATACGTTTATAACTTTATCTGCATACAACTTTCTTATTGTCCGTATAACTCCTTCATTAAATTTATCTCTTAACCACTCTGGGTCAAAGTCATGAGACACTGCTCCATCTAAGTGCTGGTGGCACTGAAAACAACAATGAGCTGCGAGCAAATCTCCCGATTTCTGGCTGATTCCAAATGATGGTAAGTGGGCCAAGACCGTTGTCTCGTTCTCACCACCCGATATGCAAACAGGTAGCATGACTTGACAGGGCTGACCCTTTGCGTATTTACGTAGCTTACTCACTATAAAACCATTCTCCTTGTACCAACTTACTCATTAATCATTTCCTCTATTTGGTCTGTAGTAAAACCATTCTTCTTGTACCAAGACTTAGCAATGTAGCGTGTAGCTGGTGGAACATCTTTGTATGAGAACCTCTTAAAGAACTTCATACGGTCTACTTCTGGTGTATTGCTCCATATACCAGCAAAATCAGTCTGAGCTGTATGCTCTATCCTAACGATAGGCTTGTCTTCCTTCATACCTCTTACAGCTGCCCTCATTTCATAGCAAACTTCAGCGATGTTAGGACACCAATGCTCTCCCCTTCTAAATATATTATCTAAAGCAATATGCCAAGAATATACTTCTGCGTTAGTCATTTGCTGCAACTGCCTAGTCAATTCCTTTTGTCTAGCTACTGGCAATGAATCTTCAGGTCTAACTGTTTCAGAAACTTTCGGAAGGTTGCCATAGTGTGTTTCTAATCTACAAAGAATCTCATTAGCATAATATGCGTGGTCTAACTTTTCTTCTTTAGTGTGCATTTGCTAACCTCCTAATCTCATCTTGACTAAGCTGTTTAACTTCTGCTTGTTGATTAACCATTGAACTAATCTGATGATGCGATGTAATTTCTACTTCATCTTGCTCATCATTCCAAAGTTCTCTTCTTAAATACTTTGCTGGACTAGGTATATATTTTTTTGCTCTTTGTGCATATCTCTTTGTTTCCATATCAAATATTGCACTACACTGGTTTTCATAAGACAATTTCTTAAAAACTTTTTCAGCTTCCATCTTGTCAACTTTCTTTGGATATAAATCGTAAAACGTCTGCCAACGAATATTTGCTAATTCTTTTTCTGTAAGAATCTCTTCTTCTGTAGGAATCTCTTCCTCTTTAATATCGGTATGGGTTTCCATACGTGTGGCATCCCGTAAGTGTGGTTCTCCATCAGTGTGGAAATCCGTACTTGTGGGAACTTCGTAGATATGAAAGATACTTCCAACGAACTGGTTAGCATCATTCTTTAATCTCTGAACAGCGTATAACTCAGCATCTCTAAGACATTTCATTGCCTTAAGATAACTTGTTCTGCCTACTTTAAATTGGTTCTGTATGTCAGCCTCGACTACTTTCCAATCATCAGACTTAGATTGTAGATAAACCCAAATAGCTAAAGCCAATGGATTTTTAAGCGACTGTACTACTTCACGACTCAACATGAAGTATGGTATTTCATCTTGGTGCTTCTTTAGTTTATGTATATTCATCACGTATACCCTCTTATTGTAAAATTAAAATAGCCTTGGCCCTTCTTAACGACCTTCTTAATTAACTCAATACGCATTACCCTTGAGTCATTAAAGCTATACCTCTTCTGCAAAATATCTAACAAGCTCTTGCAGCAGTTATCGACATCAGAATTCTTACTAATTCCAAACTCGAATCTAACATCTAACTCTCCCTCTGGTATTTCGTAAGAAGGGAGCATTAGTAAAACTTCTTTCTCATACGCCTTGTACTTTGGCGTTTTAAATCTCTTTCCTTGCCATGCTTCGTTCACTGACAAAGGCTTAATGTGTAGCTGAATCGTCATCTTGTTCTACATACCCTCGACAATCTTTCTCTAATTCAGGCTCAAACTTCTCAAATACTTGGTCTCTAACCCTTGGGTCAGGCCTATTGCACTGGTGTCTATCACAAATGCGTGCAACCCTACATCTATCCTTACAAGTTGTCGTAGTCATTACCATTAAAATGCAAATAAACTTTGTGATATAATCTGGTAGTTAATTTCATGGATATTTTTTATTGATTAAAGAATTCAGGACAAAGTAGCCTTCGATTGAACAAACCGTTCGTTTTTTCTTCGATTTCTATTGCTCTTCTCGGTGGAATTCCGTTTTTCCTCCAGTAATAGACGTGTCCTGTCTTAATATTTAAAAAATTAGCCAAAGCTGTCTGAGTACCAAAGTGTTCTAATAGTTTATCCATGCAAGTATTATACAATGAAATTTTGTGATTTTAGACCAAATTATAAGGTATAAGTGATGACTGACAAAACTAAATTAAAAAATAAAGATACAGATATACAAAATTCATCGTTAGGTCAAAGAGTTAGAGACCTTAGAAATAAAAAAGGGTGGACACAAACAGACTTAGCTAACATGGCTGGAGTGACATATCAAAACATTCAGTTCTGTGAAAACGATAAGATAAAAATGCCACGTTACATTAATGAGCTTGCTGAATCTTTAGGAACGTCAATTGAGTATCTTGTTAAAGGTGAAGAAGAGCCTAACGTAATACATATACAACAACACATATCTATAGTATCAGTCGATACTCCTGTCAAGCCTGACCCAAATTACGACTATCATCTTGTTAAAATAAAAAAGAATGAACCGTTGTTTGTTCCTAAAGGAGCTGAGATTGTGGGCCAAGTTAATAAGGTTTTTGTAGGACATACAAATTAATTTTACAATTTAATAATTTGTTAAATCATAGTCTGGTATTATCAAATGTCTAGTTCATTTTGACCTAGTACAACTAACTGGAGGGGCATCGCAACGACCAGTCAAAAAAGCGTAGGAGTAGTAAATGTTAAATGTAAATAATATGTACCCTGTGAGCAGCTCATACATACATGATTCTGTTTACTCTGAACCACAACAAGCAAGTTTTTTATTAATACTTAAATCATCTTTTGATTTGTTAATTGAGTTGTGTACAAACTTACCTAACCAAATTAAACAGATTGTTTATTTAGCAGAAGATATTATTGAAATTGCTAAAACAATACCATCTTCAATTGACACAAATAAAGTTGTTGATATGAGAAATCAAATTTGTGATGTAGTTCATCAAATAGCTATTAATGCACCAAAAGTAGAAATCGGATTACCTGTCAATATAGATAGTCAAGTAATGACAATACGGGAACATCAAGGACACTAAGGGGTATAATATGTAGTACGCTTCACATCACGTAGCGTACCCTTGAGGGAAGCTCAGCAATGGCCTTCCCTCTCTTTTTACCTTCCTATACAAAAAAACTTTGCCAATTAACCACCTATTTGGTATTTTTTCATTATAATTACGTATATACAAACAAACTTTACTACGATTGTTTGTGTGCTACGGAGCTGGGCATCAGCTTCATACAAGGGAAAAACGTGATGAATAGTTTAGAAAAAATGTTAAGCGATACTCTGAACAATATTGCTGAAAAAGATGGTTACTTTGATAGTGGCATTAGTAAAACTAAATATGGTCTTATAAAAAAACTTGCTAATGGCAAAGAAATACATAGATGTCAATGTGGTTCTTTACATAGTGGTGGAACTTTTGGTACACACATATGTAGGAGTAAATAATGACAGGCAAAGATGCACTAGCTCTGGAAGAAGATGGCTACATTGAGTTCAATGAAGAACGTGGAGTTTATGTAGAAGTTGATGAGGAAGGTTTATTTATGCAAACACTTCCTACTGATGATGACCGACATGACTCTGACGCTGAAGAGTTTAGAAATGAATCTAAGCGTCAAGACTTTGATGCTATGGCTGACGCTGGCATGTCAATGAGAGACTTCTTGTGACTAATCGAGATATAAAAGCAATTGGTGTATGGCTTTACGAATTTATATGGACAACCGTTCTTATGTTCGTAATGCTATCCATCTTGTTTATTGGTGTGTTGTTTGTATGAGTAACTTATTTGACAACATATCTGATGAAACTTTTGCTGGCTGGCTTAACCATAAAAATTCTAAACAGCTTTGGCTTGAAGAGATGAAACAATTTTGGTTATGTACAGCCAGTGAAGAAGCAGCATGTAAAAAATGTGTTCACTTTGATGAACAATGTGAAGCAAGTCATGCTGATGAATGTCCAGAAGTAATTTCAGAGTTTAATCTGGATAACAAACATTTTAATTAAGGAGACGTGATGACTAACAAAACAAAAAGTACGTTCAAAAAATTGTATGAAATTGACTGTTCAAAAAATGTTGACTCTAAAGGTAAATTTAATTATTTATCGTGGGCGCATGCTTGGAGATGGTTAAAAAATATACATCCAGACGCAACTTACACAGTATATAAGAATGCTGAAGGCTGGAACTACCACACTGATGGTAGAACTGCTTGGGTAGAGTGTGGTGTAACAGTAGGTGGACTTGAACATATAGAACACTTACCAATTTTGAATTTTCAAAATAAAGCACAGAAACTTGAGACAGTTGACTCTATGGCAGTTAATACTGCAATCAAACGCTGCGTAACAAAAGCAATTGGCTTACATGGTCTTGGTTTGTATTTATATGAAGGTGAAGATTTACCTGACTTACCTACATGGGATGAAGACCAACCAGATATGCGTGGTAATTACATAGCTCAAATAATGACAGCTTGTGAAAAGCAAGATGAATTAGAAACTGTTGAATTGTATCGTGATTTAACAGTTTCTCAGCAAAAGGATGTTTGGAAAGATTTTAACGCAGAGCATAAGAGGTTTATTAAAGACTCTTGTAGAGAAGCTGCTGAAAGAAAGTACAACTAATTTCATACGGGGTTTATATGGGCTGCACCCTATTCCTTGAAAGCAGCCCACTTTTAACTGGAGACAGAAATGGACATAAAATATATAAATAGTTTGTACCCTGATGCAAAAAACAAAAACCCTGAACTTTATATGCAAAGTTTAGAAACCCTTATAAGTATTTTGGAAGAAAAAATTGAAATGCTTGAATCTTGCGTTACAAATAATGAAAAAAACATGGCTGAACATAAAAAACTTTTTGATGAAGCTATGAAATTACTAGAAGTAAGACGCGTTGAAATGTATGGTGATGACGAAAATGATGGTGAATTAATAAAATCATTTCAAGATGGTATGCAACAAGGCATACAAATAGTAAAGGAGACCATCAATGAAAAAACTCACTAGAAAACAAAGAGTATTAAATTACTTAAAAAACTATAACACGATTGACCACATTAAAGCAGAAACAGAATGTGGTACTAGTCGATTATCAGCCTACATACATTCTCTTCGTAAACAATACGAAATTGAAACCATTATGGTTAAAGGTAAAAATAAATTCGGTGATACATCAAGAATAGCACATTACAAATTAATTAACTAGGAGACAAAAATGCAATTTGATAAAACAGATAAACCAAGTCCTATATATGTAGGCAGTGGTAAAGAAATGTTTGAGGGAGATTTTATTACTTTCTCTCTTGATTTAACACACATAGAACAACTGTCTGAGTGGTTTAATAAAGGCTCTAATGGCAAGACTTACGTTAAACTGAAAGTGCAGAGAAAACGTGAAACAGACCAATGGGGCAATACTCACAGTGTCCAGATTGACCAATGGAAGCCAAAGCCTAAAATTGACCAAGCACCTAATACTGAGCAACGCTTTAGTCAAGAACAAGCTGAAGAAAAAATGTTTAGCGATGGCTCTATTGGGTTTAGTTAATTATGCCTAACTACACTTTAAAAACTAGAACCCTTTCTGATGACATTAAGATTAATGACAACTTAACGCTGAAGAAAGGTGAAGTTTTAACTGCTGACGATGTTATGCGTATTACAGGTGTTGAATCAAAGGCTACAGCTTTAAAGCGAATGAACTGTGCCGATGAAAAAACAATGCTTGCTAAGAAAGGAGTACGAGCTGGGTACGAATACTCTCAAGAAAACCTGAATAAGAAAAAAATCAGGACTGATTCGTTATTGCAGTTCCGTTCTAAAGAAAGAAAGGAGCAGTGGATAATAGAGAACAGACCTTTCTATGATGCCTCGTTTAGATTAGCAATGGCTAAGATATGATAGAATATAAAACAGTTAGGCAGTTCGCACTTGAATCTGGTTACACTGAGGAGGCTATTCGCACTAAGATAAAACGAGGTGTGTTTGGAGAGAATGAGGTTTGGGTGCGTTCTCCTGATAACCGAGTATTAATAAGTATAGAAGGCTTTAACTTATGGGTAAGAAAAGGACAGGAGTTCGTGGAATCAGTAAAAGCAGTATCGAAATTAGTTTCATCTACCAAGAACAAAGATGTAGGCCAAGAGTTCGGGGTGAACCCACTGAAGCTAACCTAAAAGCTGCACTTAAATTTAGACGTAGAATTTTAGATGCTATAGAAGATGGCACTTTTGATTACGCTACAACATTTCCTAAAGATGAAAAAAGGTTTTTATTTAATCCTACATCAGCAATTAAAGTAAAACAATATCTTTCTGAATGGTATGAAGGACATAAACATAATTACGCTGATTCTTCTTTAAAAAATAACACTAACATAATATACAATCAGTTAATACCAGAATTTGGCAAATATCCAATAGCAGAGCTTAAATGGTTAGATATTAAAAAATGGATAAAGAAACAATCCAATACAACTAAGACTCTATCAAACAAACTTACTTTATTAAATCAAGCCTTAGATGAAGCTGTAGATGATGAGCTAATTTCAGTTAATCCTTTGTATGGTAAAAAATTTAAAGGCAAACTTCTAAGTAATAAGAGTGAAGTAATAGACCCATGCTCAACTAAAGAAATAAGATTAATATTAAATTCTTGTGATGGTCAAATACATAATTTATTTACTCTTGCTTTCTTTACTGGATTAAGAATCAGTGAGTACATAGCTCTTACATGGAATGATATTGATTGGGCTAATAATAGATTGTCAGTAAATAAGGCAATGACTCAAGCTGCAAAAGTAGTTGGACTTCCAAAAACATCAACCAGTTATAGATGGGTTAAGTTATCTGAAGAGGTAATAAAAACACTCAAAGACCAGAAACAATACACTTATCTTCAGGGCCAAGAGATATTTCATAACCCAAGACTGAATGAACCATGGAAGGGCGACCAAGCTATTCGTAAAACTGCTTGGACTCCTATATTGAGAAGAGCAGAAGTAAGGTATCGTTATCCTTATCAAACAAGACACACATTTGCTTCTCTTGCTATAACATCTGGTGAGAATATAGGCTGGGTGTCAAAACAAATGGGTCATAAAGATGCTGGTTTTACTTATAGAACCTATGCTAGATTTATTGATGAAGATGCTCCTGAAGCTGGCGATAAATTTGCAAGCCTAATAAACCCAGAATCTGACGTAAAAATAGCTGCAAAATAGGGTGTTAAGACAGCATTAAGACAGCATTAACTCTACATACCCTACTACTAAAGGAACAGACGAGGGTTCAATTCCCCCCATCTCCACCATTAAAACACTGCTACGAAAGGATTCTTATTTTCAATGCTGTCTAAAAGTAGGGCTGTTTTGGGCTGTTTTGGGCTAACTAAGACAGCATTAAGACAGCATTTTATTTAAAGGTTTCTACTAACTGTGGGCCGAACTGTGCCAACATCCAAGAAATAGCTCCAATAGCAAACAAACCTACTAGCATCCATTTCATTTTAAAATCATCTACAATCATTTGAAAGCCTATTATTTCATTACCTAATATTCTTACAGATAATTCTAATTTGCCTTCATCATCTTTCTTATCCATTTAACTTCTCACCATTTTTAAAGACGCTGTATTTCTACCTATTTCTCCAAAGTCTTTATGAAGTAAAACGCAGCTTAAATCTTTTCCAGACCGATAGCCAGCTCCAGCATGCCAAGCATCACTTCCAGCAAGAGTACGAAACGATTCCCACATACACCCTGAGAACTCCATAGCTTGTTTATTATGGATGTGACCAGTAAACCAGTATCTAAAGTCTGACATCGCCCACTCTTGAGGTTTGTCTGTTGCCATAATTAACGGTAGCTTTTCAGGCTTTGCTGTATCACCATGCGTACTACCTAATAAAACTTTACCAAATTGATAGTACCAAAATTTAGATGGCGAAGTATCAACAGTTACTCTTGGTTCATTTCTAAAATATTTTGACATTGCAATACTAAGAAAAATACTTGACATGTCATCATGATTTCCAATAATGTTTTTTACTGTAACGTGCTTGTGTTTAGCTA